CGGTGTTCGACAAGTCTGGTCGCAGCGATGGCAGCTTCGAGCGCGCGGACTTTATCTACGATCATGAAGATGACAGCTACATCTGCCCCGGCGGCTCCCGCCTGCGCCGGTCCAATCGCAACTTCAGTAAGCCGCGAACTGGGATCAACAAGGATAGCACCATCCGTTATCGCGCGCGTCAGCAGGACTGCCAGGGTTGCGAGCACCGGCAGAGGTGCACGCCTAACATGCCCGCTCGTAAGGTCACCCGTTCTATCCACGAAGGCGCTCGAGACCTGGCGCGTAATATTGCCACTACCGACGCCTATCTCGTCTCACGTCGTCAGCGAAAGAAGGTCGAAATGCTGTTCGCCCATCTCAAGCGCATCCTCAAGCTGGACCGATTGCGCCTGCGCGGTCCCAATGGCGCAAAAGATGAGTCCCACCTAGCCGCGGCAGCCCAAAACTTGCGTAAAATGGCCAAGGTGATCCCGATGCCGAGCCACGCACCCGCCTGATCGGGAATGTAAGCCCGCTCGCCTGCATTCCAGACCGCCTAACACCCGTCACCGCAGGCGAGTTTTTCAACAGAATAGGGCGCAAAGCCGCCGTTACGGACCACAAAAAGTTTGCCGTGTTGGCTGCACAGGGTTGATGTTGTTATACCCCCAACAACTGGACCAGCTGAACCCCCTTACTCATCCCAGAAAAATGCCAACTCAGAAACTGGCTGATAGAGTCGACCTGGTCATCGTGACGGCCATGCGGAAAGCTCGCGACCTCAGCCCGAAGATCATCAAGCCAAGACGCCCGCTCGGGCAGCCAAACATGACCAGCTTCAATGCGGGCTGATTGCGCATGGAGCCGCGTGATCTTGTCATCCCTTGGCAAGAACGCGGTTGGATAGGGAATGCCATGATGCTCTGAGCGAAGCTGCTGGATGAGGGATGTTCCTGACCCTTTATCTTCAATGATGATATTGCGGGCTTTCCATTGGGTTGCCTGTTCTACAATGCGCCGCTTTAGCGATGGAAAATCTCGCCGCGCCCGATCGACATCGAGAAGATATAGGTCACCCCCTGCCACTCCCCACGTTGTGCATACGCTAAAGTCATGCTGTTCGTCTGCCTTTGAGGCTGTATCCCATGACTGGCAGATGGTCATCGCATGCTGCGGTGGCGGAGCCGCGTAGCGCTTGAACCAGGCCCACTTCACAACTTCGCCATCGGGCGGAACCGGGCACTGTTGATACTGCGCCGAGAATATCGTCGAGCCTAAAGCCAGCTTGAGCGCTTCGAGGACCGCCAGCGTTTCGCGCGCGGGGTGGAGGATGTCACCTGCCTTGCGTTCGTGCACCTTGCCTGGTCCTATGGGGATCTGCGCATCCTCCTCGGCAATTGCCGGCAATCTGAGTGTAACCCAATCATCAAGCCCATCTACGTAACCTGCCAGATCATCCATGTGCAGGCGCTGCTGGACAAGAATGATTGCGTCCTTCGCCTTGTTGTTAAGCCGGGATAGCAGCGTCCTACTGTACCAACCATTCACAGCCTCGCGCTTTGTCTGCGACATCGCATCTTCAGGCTTCAGCGGATCATCGATAATAATGAGATTGCCACCGCGACCCGTGAGCGTTCCACCGACCGAGGTCGCATAGCGATAGCCACGCGCGGTCGTCTCGTAGTTTGCTTCCTGGTTCTTGGCAGGGCTGATCCGGGTGTTCGGGAACAGCTCGCGATACCATTGCGCCTGCATCACGGCGCGGCAGTCCCCTGCATGCTTGGCGGCAAGGTCAGCAGAATAGCTCGCCGTGATAATCTTAGCAGTAGGATCATGCCCCAGAAAAAATGCAGGGAAGGCAACGGACGCGCATACTGACTTGAGCGAGCGCGGCGGCACCTCGATCCGCAGCCGTTTGATCTTGCCCTGCCGGACCAGCTCCAGATGATAGCAGATTGCCATAAGATGCCAGTTAGGCAAGAACGGCTCGCCTGGACTGACCGTGGCAAAGGCCTTCATAACGAACCGGTAAAGGTCCTGCCGCAGCAAGGCCTGCAGCAGCCGCGGATCATGCGCCGTCATTGCTGGTCTCCGGAAAGTTCTATAAGCCCTGCGCTGGCCAGGATCGCTATGTCTTCTGCTGCCATCAGCCCATGATCTGCAGTGCTTTCTGCATCGGGGATATGTGCAGTTCTCAGCGACAGCATTATCTGAAGGGCCCTCAGGTCTCCGCCAAGCGCCTTTTCACGCAACCGCAACAGTAAGGCAGTTTCAGAACTTACGCGTTTGCGTTTTCCATTGGCCGTAATGGTTACCTTCTGTGCAAGCACTTCGGCAACAAGGCTCGCCATGTTGCGCTTACCCCGAGGGCGACCTTTGGGATTGCCCGACTGCCCTTTTTTGAACTGACTGTGCGTGGGCGGCTTACCATAACCAACCGCGTCCTGATCAATCCGCCCTTGTTCATTGGAAGCATCAGTCACGATCACCTACCTTGCTAGTCAGTTGTTCACGCGCTGTGAACGCTTCACCTGTTTCAACAAGCACAGGCATTTGTCCAAAGGCGTTCAGGAAGCGGCGCAGGATCACATCACAATAAAGTGGGTCAAGCTCTAGAATCCGCGCCGTGCGCCCGCTATGCTCTGCTGCGATCAACGTAGTTCCAGAGCCACCAAAACCATCCAAGACAATATCATCCCGGTCGCTGGCATCTTTAAGTATATCGCTGATCATTTCCGCAGGCTTGACGGTCGGGTGCCAGCCAAGTTCCTCTGAACGCGCGTTCGAAAAGCTGTTTGCACCAGCATGGTTCCAGACATTGGAACGGTGCCGACCATTACTGCCAAGCTCAACATTGTTGATATGCGGCCGCTTCCCCTTTTTGAACACCGCCACCAACTCATGCTGGGACCTGTAGAGCGATCCCATGCCCGCATTGCTCTTGGCCCATACACACAGGTTTAGCCAGTCGTCATAGACTGCCCTGCTCGCACCCAGAAGCTCGGGTAGATGCCGCCAATCCATGAACACATAATGGAGCGAACCGTCGCGGCTCACCTTGGCCATTGCGGCAAGGGACTGCTCAAGAAAGCCGGTGAACGCTGCTTCGCTGAGTTCGCCACAGCCCTGCACAAACTCGCGGTGCCGAACCTTGCCGAGGCCAGAGACGTGGCCTGCGATGGGAACATTGTAAGGCGGGTCGGTAACGATTAGCCGGGCTTTCTCCCGCCCCATAAGATTTTTGTAACTCTTATGGTCGAGCGCATCGCCGCACAGTAGCCTGTGCCGTCCCAGCTGCCATAGGTCACCGGGCCTGCAAACTGCGGGACCAGTTTCGATAACCGGCACGTCATCTTCGGCAACCTGGCTATCGCCAGCATCCATGATGAGCTCAATTTCACGCAGGTCAAAGCCTGTCAGCGTTATATCAATTTCAAAATCACTCAGCTCGCCAAGTTCCAAAGCTAGCAGCTCTTTGTCCCAACCAGCCTTTTCGGCAAGCCGGTTATCGGCAAGCACATAAGCGCGCTGCTGTTGTGGGCTTAACCAGTCGATCTGCAGCGTTGGCACTTGTGTAAGCCCGAGTGTTTGCGCTGCCGCCAGGCGGCCGTGACCGGCAATAACCTGTCCACTACCGTCGACCAGCACCGGATTGGTGAAACCGAAGGCACGAATGCTATCGGCAATCAGGCGAAGCTGTTTCTTGGAATGGGTCCTTGCATTGCGCGGCGCTGGGCGCAGCTTATCGATATTAATCAGCTTTGGTTGCGGAAGCTTTATTGCGGGGATTTCAGATTGTGTATGCATGGAAATTCACCTTAATCATCGGGTTGATGGAGCAAGGAGATCGGCTCTGCCATGGCCACATAGCGTGCGGGCACAGCCTTTTGTGCACGCAATACGGCGCGATCTCCAACGTAGGGATGTTGAGGCTCAGCCTCGGTTTTGGGGCTCTACCCCGGTTTTGCGGCTCCACCGCGAATTGGGTCAGGCTCTGCCGTTTCCAACTCATCCATTTTTTGATGAACAAACGAACATTACATGAACAAATCTAGGCACGCAAGCGTGATAAGATAAAAAATTCCTGATGCTTGGCTTCATCACCCTGATCCGCGTTCTGAATTTCCTGAGATGGTGCGTTAATTCCCTGTTACGTTGCTTAGGGAATTTCCGGATCAAACATGTGGATAACTGGGGCTTTGCAGAACGGCAGAAATATAGGCAGGATCGTATTTGACGGATTTTCCCTGCAAACTCCCGTTAAACAGGGAATATCATGCCTGAGACCATATCGGGCAGGACTGGGCTACGCACCAGGAAGTCCTCAATATCTCCAGCATTTTCAGACTATTGGCTTTGCTCGATAATTGTCGCGTAACTTCGGTTACTTGTGCGGGCTAGCTTTAAGGACGGGACTCCAGAGACAGGTTGCGGGGGCTCGATCTCACTAAAAAGCCCCGGATATCTCCGAGGCCCTATTTCGTGGCACCACTTTTGTTTTGAGGCAGCGCTAGGTAAACCCTAGAAATTGCCGCTGCTGCTGCCATTCCATAGGGATATCTGCACAGCGCATCAGGTGCCGGGCAGTCAGTTGAACAGGCTGCCGACCATCGAGAATGGCGGTTATGATGTCCGGTGCTAGCCAAGACATCCTCGCAAGCCGATGCAAGTGCCGCTTTTCATAACGTGATACTGCTGGAATGTCTTCGCCGGTCAGGAGATGCTCTCTTGCTGCAAAACCCTGAACCACGAGGCGAACGAGGGCAGCATCAGCATTTTTGTCATTGGCGGATTCGCCATCAGGCGACAGGGCAATCCGAATCTCATTTCCTCGGCGAACCAATTGTGCAGGCGTGGTTATAGTAACTGCGTCTTCTTCCCCAATCACAACGTCGATCCGGTCGGCGGCAACGTTCACCTTCACAAGACGGTCAAACAATATCGCACGCAACTCGCTCGTTGTAATATGGTCAAGGCTGTCAGCTAACGCGGCTTCGGTTTGGCAATTGGCCTGCCATTCAACCTTGCATGTTGATGCATCAGGTTCAGCGGGTTTTCTCAGATATGCCTTAAGTGTTTTTATGACAATCTGATCGAGCGGGCCAGCTGGCAGTCTGCAGATGGTCGAACGGTCTTCGCCTGGTTTGAACCGAGTGACATAATAGCAATAATGCTTCGACCCCTTCTGTCCGCGTGACGGCGACATTGGCCTGCCATCAGGATCAGTGACAAGTCCTGCCAAAAGACTTGGCGACTTTGCATGCTTCGATATTAGCTTGTCCCGAGTGTTGCTCGCCAGCATGGCCTGGACGCGATCAAAGGTGTCGTGATCGATTATCGGATCATGCTCACCGTCATAAACGGCATCCTTATGTTTGATCTTGCCTATGAACACGGGGTTCTTAAGCAGGAACCCAAGCGGCCCTTTGCCAAAGCAGACATTGCCGATGGTTCGGCCTAGCTTGAGCGTGCGGGTTCGGGTGCGCATGCCGCGTCGTGCGAGGTCATCTACCAGTGCCGGCACCGATTTGAGTTCCAGATAGCGGTTAAAGATATAGCGCACGTCTTCTGCTTCCTGAGGTTCGATAAGCAACTTGCGGTCTTCCACACGATAGCCATGGGGGACCGTACCTCCCATCCACATGCCTTTTCGCTTGGATGCCGCTATCTTGTCACGGATACGTTCGCCTGTGACCTCGCGTTCGAACTGCGCGAACGACAGCAATACATTGAGCGTCAAACGACCCATGCTGTTCGTGGTGTTGAACGCCTGTGTGACGCTCACGAACGATGCGCCTTTTGCATCAAGGATCTCGACGATCTTGGCAAAGTCGGCAAGCGACCGGGTAAGCCTGTCAACCTTATAAACCACAACAATATCGACCTTGCCTGCCTGTATGTCGTCGAGCAGTTGCTTCAGTGCAGGACGGGTCATGGAACCTCCTGACCAGCCGCCGTCATCGTATAGCTCGCCAACTTGTTCCCATCCCTCGC